TCGACGACCACAGCACCGCAACGCACCGCGGCGCGGAACGAGATCTGGTCGTTGCCGAACTTGTACTCATCCGACCGCTCGAACCGCAGACCGCCCGCGATCCGGACCTTCAGCGCCGACAGGTCACCGAAGAAGACGCTCTTCGCGTCGGCAGCCGGAACCGCGATCTGCGGCGCCACGTAGACCGGCTTGCCGACGAGGAGGTCGGGGTCCCCGGCCGTGAGGGCGGGCTGCCAGACCGACTGGCCGTCGCTGCCCTTGAGCACCCGGATCAGGGCCGCCGTCGGGTCCGCCATCAGCCATGCTGCGTCCGTGCGGTACTCGGGGAGCACCGAGTGGAACAGCTTGTAGACGAGGTCCGTGCCCTCACCGACCGTGGTCTGGTCACCGAAGTTGGTCAGCACGCCAGCAGGTGCGGTGACACCGGCCGTCGTGAACCCGGCGATCACACCGGCAGCGGCGACCCCGGAGACGCGGCGACCGAGCTGACGGCCCGCGTTCCTGGCGATGTAGCCCTCCAGGTCGAACGTCGCGTCCTGCACCAGCTCCGTCGGGACGTAGGAGATGAAGCCGAACTTCTCCACGGTCGAGTTCACCGTGTTGATCGTCGACTCCGAGGTCACGAACGGGTCGTGCGCGGCCAGGGCCGTGTCGTCCGTGGCGGCGTGGACCGTCGCACGCGGGAACGGCAGAGCGTTGCCGTCCGCCGTGTTGATGATGTCGACACCGGACTGGAGGATCTGGCCGACGTGGACCGCGTACTCCCAGAGCTGCGCGGAGACGGAGTTCACGCCAACGCCGCCAGAGGCGGACATGTCACGGTGCTCGCCACGGAGGATGGCCCGCATGTCGCCGGCGTTCGGCTGGTTCACCTCGAAGGTGTCCCCGATGCGAGCCTCACGGGCCCACTTGCCGAGACCTGAGCCGGTCTCCTGCGTGCCTCGCTTGTTCGGCTCGCGGCCCGTGACCGAGCGGAAGGACTCCTCCAGCTCGTGGGCGCGGCCCTCACCGTCGGCGATGGCCTGAGCGCGCTCACCGAGCTTCTCGGCCTCGGCGATCATCTGGTCGAAGGAGGTCTGCTCCTCGACGGTCAGGTCACGGTCCTCCGTGACGCCCTTCTGGGCGACGTCGGTCGCCTTGCTGATGAGAGCGGCTCGCCGCTCCATGAGCTGATCGGCAATGCTGGTCATGGCATTCCCCTTTCCGGGAACTGAATCTGGGTCTTCTCGTGCGTTTCAGTCCCAGCGGGGGTCCGGTGGGTCGATATTCGGTTGTACGATGCCCGCCCGGCGCCAGCGGTTGTCCGGTGGCGTGGCGGGTTGCAGCGGGTCAGGACAGCTTCATAGCCCGAACGAGCGCGGCCTGAGCCGACCGCCGGGCAGACTCCGTGGGCTGGTCGGTCCGCTTGAAGAACCGCATCAGCTCGTTCTTCGCAGCCAGCGACCGCACCTCGTCGAGGTCGGCATCGAACTTGGCAGCCAGCGACCGCAGGCCCACCGAGGTGTCCTGGTAGGCCGGAGTGTTCACCGGTGCAACGTCCAGGAGGCGCACCTGCTTGAGCGTGCGCATCGGGAACCCTGAGTCATCCGTCGACCAGTCCTCGTCATCCGCGATGAACGCGAACGACGACTGGCGCACGTCGCCGCGCTCCACCAGTTCGTGGACGTCTGCGCGGGACGACGGCAGATCCACCTCGTAGGTGAGGCCGATGTCGTCGACGCCGAGCCGCAGAGTCCCTGCCCCGGTGGTCCCGAGGAGAAGGTTGTCGTCGTGGTTGTAGCGGGCGACGACGTCCGGCCAGTTCATCGACCGCGACCGGTTGAAGGCGCCGGGTGCGATCTGCTCGCGGAACCCGCCGAGGTTCTGACTCTGCCGCTCGAACTTGGCTGCATAGCCGCCGATGGTGCGCTTGTCGGAGCCGGCGCGGACTTCCACCCGGACCGACGTAAAGCGCCGCTCTGCGTCGCTCATGATGGAATCCCTCCAGTAGGGTCTTCTTCCTGGGCAGGGCGCCCAGAAATCCTCGGGCCGCCGCCCGGCGACAGGTCTGCGCCAGCAGCGTTGGCAATCTCGCGTGCCTCATCGACGGTGATCACGGACCCAACAGCTAGGTAGATCTTCTGCAACGTCTCCGCCACGTCACGCTGAGCGGTCGCCGTAACCACGTTGAACGCGTCCCCACCCGGGATAGGCGCCCGATCCTCGAGACGCCGCGCCTCATTGATCGACATGCGCCCGTCAGCGACCTGTGCGCCGACGACCTCTGTCCGAGTCTTAATGTCTGTCCGGATAGTCGCGTCGGTGTTCAGCTTGATGTACTCCTGATCCGGAAGCACACGGTTGATGGCCCGCTCGAATCGCTCGATATACGGGCGCATGTCGGCCGCTCGGCGGATCTGCCGGGACTCTTCCGTGGTGTAGGTCAGCGACCCGCCTGCGGGCGGCCCGCCGACCTCGGTCGGGTCAAGGCCGTAGATCGCGGCAGTCTGATTCGCGGACAACTCGATCGTCTTGATGAACTCCGCGTGGTTCGGCGGGATGGCCACAGGAGACCAATCCCAGTCGGCGCCGGTAACCAGCGGCTCACCCTTGCGCAATGCCGCCATCAGCCGATGTCTGATCAGGTCAGCGGCCCCGGACTCCAACGTTTTCTGCGTGTTCTTCAGGATGCTCGGCGGGTTGCCGCCTCCACGCTTGATGTCCGCGTACTCCTGCGCGGAGAGGCCCGCTCCGATCGCCTCGGCGAAGTGCTCGATGGGTGACAGGCCCAGAGTCTTGCCCGGCGGCACAATCCACGGAATGTGCAGAATGCTCGACGAGGCCACCGGGATGCCGAAAACGGACCACTGCTTCGAGGTCTCGTTGAAATCCCAGTCATCCGGAGCCAGCCAGGCCACCGAAGACGGGAACCCGAGCCCGTCACGCTCGACGATCCAGCCGACCGAGTTGCCGCGCGTCACCAGACCGTAGAACGCCTGCCCGAGCCAGTTGACCAGCCCGACGCGGCCCTCAGCATCGAGGCCGGAAATCAGTGCAGGCGGACGCATCTCGATGCGGTCACCGCCCACCTTCCGGTAAGAATCCACCGGAAGCGTGGCCGAGAAGTTGACAATGTGCCTGATGGCGGCAAATACCGGGACGAGATGCGTCGCAGACTCCGGAGTCACCGTGCGACGCGACGGGTCAACCGGGTACCACGACTCCATCGCCCGCGCCTCCGCCTTGCCGAAGAACAGGCTCACTTCGACGCCCTCCACGATGCGAACAGTGCCGCCGCGCCTACGACGAGAAGGGGCAGCGGAGCCCATACGAGGTAGGCAAACACGGCCAGGGACGCGACGCCGAGGAGATCGAGCACGTCAGTTCTGGACATCGCGGGTCTCCTCATCCGATCGAATCGAGTACGTCGTAATCAGTGGCATGGCCGGCGCCCCAGTAGGCGAGGGTGACGGCTTCGAGCATCGACACGTCGTAGGGCTCCTCGTCCTTGTCCTTGCGCTTGGTGTCCTGCCTGCCCCAGAGGAACCGATCGCCGCTCATGCGCTTGATCGCCTGTCGTGCTGGCGCGTTCAGGTCCGGATCATCGCCGTGGAAGATCTGGTGGCTCTCGGTGACGCCGTCGAAGAAATCGGCACATGCGTCCTTGAGGTCACCCATATCAGCCACGAGCACCCGGTTCTCTCCGAGTCGCTCGCGGAGCTTCTCGACCATGTCAGCGCCGGGCCCATACGCCGCGATGGCTACCGGGATCTCGTGGCGCTCGGCGATGTCGCACACCTCGTCCACGACCCACGTCGTACCGCGGCGATGACCGCCCTGCTTCGGGTCCGACGTCGCGGGGAACACGACCCGCATCCCATCGTCACCGTAGTCACCGACGGCGCCGATCGAGGACCAGCGGCGCGCCGGCTCGACACCTACGCCGAGACACAGCGGCTTGGGCTGTGCAGCGTCCGAGAGCCCCTGTTTTCCCCAGTGAGCCCCGAAGATCTGCTCATTTACGTCCAGCGGCGGGTCTTCCCACCACACGAGGAACTCCCGAGCGAACTCCGCCGGCGGCATCGACTGACGCATGGACCGGATCGTCTCCGGCATCACCCGGTCACCGAGGGCGGGCATGATCCGCTTCCACCGGCCCTCGTCGTCGAGCGCGCATCCCTCAGCCGTCTTGGCGTGGGTGCACTTCGCCGTCTCGCATCCGGTCGTGGGGATCTTCGGCGTCGGGCCTTCGGGGTCCGAATACTCGATGTAGAACTGGTTCGCCGTCAGTCCGGCCCGTCCGCGGTCCCGCTTGTCGCGCAGAGCGTCCGACGACAACAGGCCAGCCGACGAGGCCGAGACCACCTGCGGCTTAGGTCGCGCCGTGAGCGTCGGGTAGAGCGAGCCGATCATCGCTGGGGTGACGGCGAAGAACTCATCCAGCACCACCTTGTCACCCGCGAGCCCGCGGCCCCCGGTCGCCATCCGCGCCTTGTACCTCAGGCGCCGATCCCCGGTGAGTTCAATCGCCCATCGGCCGTTGCTCGCCGTGATCCCCGGGCGGTCACCCCGCGTCGGGAGAAGCTGCCGCGACAGGAACCGGTTGTCCTCGATGAGGGCCGCCGTCTCGCGGAACGTCTCCTCCGCCGTCGTCAGCTCGTGCGCCGAGTGGATGATCAGACGTTCCTTGGTGACGAACAGCCAGCCGAGTTCGATCATCTTCAAGACGCCGGTCTTGAAATTCTGCCGCGGCCCGACCATGTCCACCTCGAAGGCGGCCGGTTTCCCGCTCGGCAGGATGGCGAACGTCGCGTCGAGGATCAGTTCCTGTTCGGGATCTGGGGCGTACCCGGCACGGGCGCAGATGTCCGCGACCTCCGGGCCGAACGTCTCCACGTACTCCGGGGTGTGGAGGTAGGTCGGCTCAAGAAGCCGACGCGCCAGCACGGGCAAGCTTCCTCGCTACAGCATCCTCGGCGTCCGCAAGAGGGTCATCGGCCACCTTGTTCCCCGCGGCGATCTGAGCCATGAGGCGAGAGTGCTCCTTGGACAGCGTCGCCAGTTCCGAACCCTCGCCGCGGGCCATGCCGCGGGCGATGATCAGGACCTGCTGGCCGAGCATCGTCTCCAGGGAGCCGAGACGAGTTAGCTCCGCTTCAGTGGCCCGGACAAGGCCGGCCGCGAACGGGTTCGGCTCATCGTCCTCGAAGTCCGCATAAGTCAGGTCGCTGGCCTGCGCTTTTCCCACGCTGCACCTCCGAACGTTTTGCTGGGGAGATACACGCGAAACAG